AATTAGAAAAAAACAACAAAAACGACAACAACTGTATAAATATACAGCGTCTATAACAAATTGTTTTAAAAAAGAAAACGCTTATAACTATATAGTCTTAAAAAGGTGGTGTAATAAGCAAGACAGACAGCGTAACAGACAGTTCGACTACAACGGTTGACAACGTAGCCGACAGCTCGACTCTAACGTACTACAAAAAACTAATTAAAATGTAATTAATACACAAAACCCCTATATAGGGTATTGACTTTTGCTTTAAAATATGATATAATCTCTTTATTGTTTTACACGATAGAGAAACGTTGAAAACAACAGCCAACTACTAACGTAAACCTCCTGACAAGTCAACCCACTACTATCAACCCACTATCGAAAAAGAGTTAAGATGGTTGTAGTGGTTTATGTCTTAGAGGTGTTTACGTTTAACGCATTAGAGCTATATAGCTATATGTCTTGTTGTCGTGTGACGATATAGCTATATAGTCAAGGGGTTTTCATTGTCTACAACTAAAGATGCGCCGTCGCCAAGACGAAAACGCGGACGACCACGAAAGTCAGATTACGCTGAAACTGGTGGCTTAACACGTCGTGAACAATCCGCCATCATGACAGAATATCGTCGTAGTATGTTGGCGTCGCCTAAATCAGCGAAAGTTTTGCATAAAATACTTGACGCCGCCCTCGACGACAATCACAAAGCGCAAGCTGTCGCATGGAAAATCGTTGCAGACCGCTTACTACCAGTGGCTGCTTTTACGGAAGAGAGTGCGAGTAAGCCGACAATACAAGTTAACATATCAACTGTTAACGACAGTGTGAGTGTTAATGGGTCAACGTTTGACGAAGAGGGAGTTGTAGTTGATGACGCTTAAGCATTTTACGTTAGATGAGTTTGATTGTCGTGAGACAGGTGAGAATCAAATGTCAAACAACTTTCTCATTATGATTGATCGTCTACGTGAAGAGTGTGGCTTCCCGTTCGTGATTACAAGCGGCTTTCGAAGTAAACAACATTCAGCTGAACGCAACAAACCAAACAGTGGCTATCATACGAAAGGGGTTGCGGCGGATGTGTCAGTGTCAAACAGTCAGCAGCGTTACAAAATTGTAGAGAAGGCGATAGAGTTGGGCTTCAAAGGGATTGGCGTTGCCAACACTTTCGTACACGTCGACCTACGCAACACCAACGACCCAGTAATGTGGACTTATAAATGAATACACCACTGTATGGCTCCAAAGGTTATATACCGCAAGTAGCTGACAACAACACCTACGTCAGCGTTATAACGGTACCTACGGGCTACCACTGCAAAATAACCTACTTCTTAGCAGCCGCTAGTGGCAGCATCACCGTTGACGCTCGCTGGTCTGACGGCTCTAATTACAGCTTTCTGCACAGTAAAAACATGAGTGCTGGCGACCTTGTCGAGTTTGGCGGCGGCGATGGCAAGGTGCTTGTCATGACAGAAGGTGAGACAATAGATATACAATGCTCCTCCGTCAACGCTACGTTCATAATTTCTTATGAGTTGTACACAGCGCCAACATCCACCATCGTACTATGACAGCATTAAACGTCTCACTACTGCCGTGGCAACAAGATGTCTTTAACGATGAGACACGCTTTAAAGTTATTGCGGCGGGTAGACGGACAGGTAAATCACGCTTAGCGGCGTGGATGCTAATTCTAAAAGCCCTCGAAGACTCGCCAGGTGGTGTCTTTTACGTAGCTCCAACGCAAGGGCAAGCTAGAGATATTATGTGGTCAACCATCTTTGACTTAGCGTCACCGATAATAAAAGGGCAAAACGTTAACAACTTAACCATCACCCTAATAAATGGCGCAACTATTTCTTTGAAAGGTGCTGACCGACCAGATACGATGCGCGGTGTTTCGTTGAAGTTTTTGGTTATGGATGAGTATGCGGATATGAAGCCGGATGTGTGGGAAGTCATACTGCGTCCAGCTCTGGCGGATCAGAAGGGTAAAGCCGTCTTCATTGGAACACCACAAGGTAGAAACCACTTTTACGACTTATACAGGTATGCAGAGTTAGGAGATGATGACACTTACAGGGCTTGGCACTTTACGTCTTACGACAATCCGCTACTCGATCCGGAAGAGATTAATGTAGCAAAGAAGTCTATGTCTTCTTACGCATTTCGACAAGAGTTTTTGGCGTCGTTTGAAGCCAAAGGTAGCGAGATGTTTAAAGAAGAATGGGTTACTGTCGCTGATGACAGCAATATGGAGGGTGACTATTATGTCGCTATTGACTTGGCTGGCTTCCAAGATGTCAGCAAAAAACGCTCAAAGAACAGCCGACTTGACAACACAGCCATTGCTGTTGTTAAAGTGGGTGAAGAAGGGTGGTTTGTTGAGAGTATTATTTACGGTAGGTGGACGCTTGAAGACACAGCTCGTAAGATTTTCGAAGTGGTTAGAGACTACAAACCAATTAGCGTTGGAATTGAGAAGGGAATTGCTAAGCAAGCAGTGATGTCCCCGCTAACGGACATGATGAAACGCTATGGCTTCTTCTTTAATGTTCAAGAGTTGACACACGGCAACCAAAAGAAGACAGATCGTGTCATGTGGGCCTTGCAAGGGCGGTTTGAACACGGGTTAATTACGTTAAAGAAGGCGCAATGGAACTCGCGCTTCTTAGACGAACTGTTCCAATTCCCAGATCCGTTAACGCATGACGATTTAGTAGATGCTTTGGCGTACATAGACCAGTTAGCTAAGGTAGCTTACGCAGGTAATTGGGAAGAGTTTGACGAATTTGTTGAATTAGACAGCGTTGCTGGCTACTAATAGGGTATGAATATGGAAAATTACGAAGGTTTGGACGAAGCGTTGTTAATTGACGACAATTCACTAGAAGATTGGGTGATGTCGAAGTGTAATGATTGGCGTGACCACTACGATGCCAACTATTCACAGAAGTTTGACGAGTATTATCGTTTATGGCGTGGTATTTGGGCGGCTGAAGACGTAGATCGTAAGTCAGAGCGTTCACGTATTGTGTCTCCAGCACTTCAACAAGCCGTCGAATCCTCTGTAGCAGAGTTGGAAGAGGCTACATTTGGTCGTGGTAAGTGGTTTGACATCAGCGACGACCGCAATGACCCAGATGCTTCTGACATAGCCTACCTCCGCAATCAATTACATGAAGATTTTGCTAAAACAAAGATTAGAAAAGCCGTTGCCGAGTGTCTTATTAACGCTGCTGTTTTTGGAACGGGTGTTGCTGAAGTTGTTATCTCTGAAGAGAAGGAGATGGCTCCGGCAACGCAACCACTTATGGACGGTGATCTTACAGCTGTAGGCGTAAACATCCGCGACCGCGTCGTAGTCAAACTGCGTCCAATTATGCCTCAAAACTTTCTCATCGACCCTGTAGCCACTAGCATTGAAGACGCCCTGGGTGTTGCCATTGATGAGTTTGTGTCGCGCCATACAGTTGAATTGTTGCAAGAGCAAGGTGTATATACAAAAGCGTATATACCTGACGCACCGTCTGACTTCAACATTGAACCCGACCAAGAACTAACGTCGTATCAAGACGACAAAATCCGCTTGACAAAATACTACGGACTTGTCCCACGCGAGATGCTTGAAGCTGCTGGCGAATACGAAGACTTAGGTGTTGAGGGTGAAGAAGATAGCTATTATGTAGAAGCTATTGTCGTGATTGCTAATGAGGGTGTCGTGCTGAAGGCTGAACGTAACCCGTATATGATGCAAGACCGCCCTGTCGTGGCTTTCCCTTGGGATGTTGTTCCGTCGCGCTTCTGGGGGCGCGGTGTGTGCGAGAAAGGGTATAATAGTCAGAAAGCTCTTGATGCTGAACTTCGAGCGCGTATTGACGCCCTAGCGTTAACAGTGCATCCAATGATGGCTATGGACGCGACACGCATACCACGCGGTACTAAGCCGGAAATACGCCCTGGCAAACTGCTACTAACAAACGGCGACCCTAAAGAAATCCTTAACCCGTTTAACTTTGGCAGCGTATCTCAGATTACGTTTGCACAAGCAGCGGCGTTGCAAGGGATGGTTCAGCAAGCGACAGGGGCTATTGATTCCGCTGGCATTGCGGGTAGTATTAACGGTGAAGCGACAGCAGCTGGCATTTCGATGTCTCTAGGCGCTATAATCAAGCGTCACAAACGAACTCTCATCAATTTCCAAGAGTCGTTTTTGTTGCCATTTGTCGAGAAGGCGGCTTACCGCTATATGCAATTCGAGCCTGAGTTGTACCCCGTTAAAGACTATAAATTTAACGCAACCAGTTCGCTTGGCATCATAGCACGTGAGTATGAAGTGACGCAATTAGTTCAGCTGTTGCAAACGATGTCACCTGACTCGCCATTATACAATACGCTAATTCAAAGTATAATTGACAACATGAATCTGTCTAATCGCGAAGAGTTGATTGCGGCGATGAATCAAGCCTCTCAACCAAACCCTGAAGCACAGCGTATGCAGCAGATGGCAGCGGAAGCGCAGATGGCATTTCAGCAAGCACAGACAGCAGCCTTACAAGGCCAGGCGATGGAGTCGCAAGCACGTGCTAACAAGATTAGTGTTGAGGCACAGCTTGCTCCAATTGAAACAGAAATTGATCGTGTTAAAGCTATTACGACAAACTTACGTGATGGCAACGAAGACGATAGAGAGTTTGAGCGTCGCTTGAAAGTGGCAGACCGTCTGCTAAAAGAACGCG